GGCTTTGAAAGATGTAATGGATAACTATCCAGAAGATCATTTAAAGATTTACTTGTATCTTTTTTATATGACATGTCCTAATCCGGATATGAACCCATTCTTTAATACTCCAGATGTAGATAAAGAATATATTATTCTAAAAGAAATAGAAGCAGAATTTTCTACGGAAGATCAGGATATATTTATAGCATTAGAATTTTGTAGAAAAATGTATGAGACTCCCACATCTAGAGCATACAAAGGTATGGCATCTATGTTAGATAGATTAGCTAGATATATGGAGACTACCCAGATTACTGCAGGAAGAGATGGTAATATTAATTCACTAGTTGCTGCAGCTAAAAACTTTGACCAAATTAGAGCATCTTTCAAGGGTGTGTACAAAGATCTTCAAGAAGAACAATCAAGCAAAGTGCGCGGTGGAATTGGTATGGCTTATGATCAATAACTATGAGTGAAATATATCAAGATATTCCCTGTTGGGAAAATGGCAAATGGACTACAGTATCATTTGAATCTAGAGAAGAATTTTCTGATGACATAAAATCTATATTCTCTGAACCTGGTAAATATAACTTTGATGAAACTAGTTATCAGTTTAACATAGAAGCAGTAAAGTTTAGAGATCAGAATATATACTGTGCCTTTCCTTTTAGATCTAGAGACTTTATATCTTATTGGGATGATCAAAAAAATAGATGTAGAAAAGGTGTCTACTATATAAATGGTAATAAGAAATGGTATATTACAAGGGACTACTACATGTGGTTAAACTTCTTACCAATCTTTGATAAAGAACAACAGAAGTTTGACTTTGCCAAGATTAGAGATGCCCAATATCATATGGCTCTATATGAATTACTTGCAGAACTTAATTATAAACATGTTGCTATTCTGAAGAAACGTCAGATAGCCTCCTCATACTTCCACATCTCTAAGTTACTTAATCAGCTTTGGTTTGAAGCTGGGGTAACTTTAAAGATGGGAGCTAGCCTCAAAGATTATATCAATGAGAAGGGTTCCTGGAAGTTCATGTCGGAATATGCTGCCTTCTTGAATGAGCACACTGCATGGTATCGTCCAATGTCTCCAGACAAAGTCTTAATGTGGCAGCAAAAGATTGAAGTAAGAAAAGGGGACAGAAAAACAGAAGTGGGTCTAAAGGGTACCATGCAGGGCATGTCATTTGAGAAAGATCCTACAAATGGTGTAGGGGGTCCGGTAAAATACTTCTTTCATGAGGAAGCAGGGATTGCACCAAAGATGGATCTCACGTATGAATACATGCGCCCAGCTATGGCATCTGGTTTAATTACTACCGGAATGTTTATTGCTGCAGGATCAGTAGGAGATTTATCTCAGTGTGAACCATTGAGAAGAATGATACTTACACCAACAGATAGTGACATCTATGCAGTAGAAACAAATCTTATTGATGCAAAAGGTACTGAAGGTTTGTCAGGTTTGTTTATTCCTGAGCAATGGTCAATGCCTCCTTACATTGATGAATATGGTAATTCACTTGTAGAAGAAGCATTAGTAGCTTTAGACAAACAATTTGATGCTTGGAAAAAAGAACTAGATCCAGAAACTTATCAGTTAAGAATCTCACAGAGACCAAGAAATATTGAAGAGGCATTTGCTCACAGAAGTGTATCAGTCTTTCCTCCACATCTTATTGCTGCACAAGCTAGAAGAATTGAAGAAAAAGAATATGCATATGAGTTTTTAGATATCAGTACAGATGAGAATGGTAAACCAACGGTAAAAGAATCTAATAAACAACCTATTAAAGAATTCCCTATTACTAAAAAAACTGAAGATAAAACAGGTTGTTTAGTAGTATGGGAAAGACCAATCAAGGATCCTACCTTTGGACAGTACTATGCTTCTATTGACCCTGTATCAGAAGGTAAGACAACTACATCAGAATCATTATGTTCTATCTATGTAATGAAAGCTCCGGTTCAAGTAACTAAGGTTACTGGTATTGAAACAGAAACATACATAGAACCAGATAAAATTGTAGCAGCGTGGTGTGGTAGATTTGACGACCTTAATAAAACTCACCAGAGATTAGAACTAATTATAGAATGGTATAATGCTTGGACAGTAATTGAGAATAATATCTCATTGTTTATCCAGTATATGATATCTAGAAAGAAACAAAGGTTCTTAGTACCTAAGAGTCAGATAATGTTCTTAAAAGATCTTGGTTCAAATACTAACGTGTTCCAAGAGTATGGTTGGAAAAATACTGGTACATTGTTTAAACAACATCTTCTTAACTATGCCATAGAGTATACTAAAGAAGAACTAGATGTAGAAACTAAAACAGATGGTACAATTGTACGTACAAAATACGGTATAGAAAGAATACCTGATCCTATGTTACTTACAGAGATGCGTGAATATGCACCTGGAGTCAATGTGGATAGACTAGTTTCTTTCTGCGCATTAGTTGCATTTATGAGGATACAACAATCTAATAGAGGCTATGCTAAAAGAGTTATCATGGATGATGCAGCTAAAAACTTGCAAAAGTCAGAAAATTTGTTTAAATTAAATAAGAGTCCTTTCCGTCATATGGGTGGAAATACAACAGTTGGTGGAGCTTCTATGAAGCGAACTCCATTTAGAAATATTAAGTAAAAGATATGCAAGTATATAATGCTTTACAGTTAAAGAATGGTGCAAAAGCTGATTATCAAAAATTAGGTAGCATTACTCAACCATTACAATTTATTCCAAAAAAAGATAAAACCCAAGAGTGGGCTGCTTGGAATTTGGATTGGATTGAATGGCAAGGATTAAAACAAATCCGCAGAAATGCCAGAAGATTAATGAAAAATTATAAACTTGCTAAAGGTATTATTGACCGTAGTGATTATATAGTTGAAGAGAATAATGAGTATAGAGATATAGTTGAGATGCTTACTAAGGAGGATGCTTCTGCATTAGAACTTAAGTTTTATCCAATTATTCCAAATGTTATTAATGTTCTGGTAGCTGAATTTGCTAAGAGATCTACTAAACTTACTTATAGATCTGCAGATGAGTTCTCATATAATGAGATGCTTGAGCAAAAGAGAGCAATGGTAGAAGAAACTTTACTAGGAGATGCGCAAGTAAAAATTACAGCAGCATTACTAGAACAAGGACTTGATCCACAATCACCCGAAGCACAACAACAATTAGCTCCAGATAATCTTAAAACTTTACCAGAGATTGAACAATTCTTTAAAAAGGATTATAGATCTATGATAGAACAATGGGCAACACACCAACATAAGGTTGACATTGAAAGATTTAAAATGGATGAACTAGAGGAAAGAGGTTTTCGTGATATGCTTATTACAGATAGAGAGTTCTGGCATTTTCAAATGAGAGAAGATGATTATGAGGTAGAACTTTGGAATCCAGTAATTTGTTTTTATCATAAATCTCCAGACGCAAGATATATTTCTCAAGCACAATGGGTTGGTAAAACAGATATGTTTACACCAGCTGATGTTATTGATAAGTTTGGTTATCTAATGAATGAGGAACAGCTACAAGCATTAGAAGCAGTTTATCCTGTAAGATCTGCAGGTTATAATATTGGTGGTATGCAAAATGATGGATCATTTTATGATGCTACTAAGTCTCATGAATGGAATACTAATATGCCTTCACTTGCTATGAGACAGTTTACTACAGCATCTGCAAATTCTATATATGATGGTGGAGATATTATATCTCAAATTTTATCAGAAGGTGAAGATTATACTGATCAAGGTACTGCATATTTATTAAGAGTATCTACAGTGTATTGGAAGTCTCAAAGAAAAGTTGGACATCTTACAAAAGTTACTGAACAAGGTGAAGTATTAAATGAGATTATAACTGAAGATTTTAAAGTTTCAAGTAAACCCATTTATGATAATAGATTAAATAAAAATAAAACTAAAGACAATTTAGTATTTGGAGAACATATTGATTGGATTTGGATTAATGAAGTATGGGGTGGCATTAAGATTGGACCAAACATTCCTTCATATTGGGGAATGAATAATCCTGGAGGATTTGCTCCTATGTATATAGGAATTGATAAAGATGAAATTGGACCATTAAAATTCCAATTTAAAGGTGATAGCACTTTATATGGATGTAAACTTCCTGTAGAAGGTGCAGTATTCTCAGATAGAAATACAAGATCTACAGCTCTTATTGATTTAATGAAGCCTTTTCAAATTGGATACAACATTGTAAATAACCAAATTGCAGATATCTTAATAGATGAGCTTGGTACAATCATCATGCTTGACCAGAATACATTACCAAAACATTCCTTAGGAGAAGATTGGGGTAAAAACAATTTGGCTAAAGCTTATGTAGCAATGAAGAATTTCCAAATGCTACCACTTGATACGTCTATTACTAATACAGAAAATGCACTTAACTTTCAGCATTTTCAAAAATTAGATTTATCTCAGACAGAAAGATTAATGTCAAGAGTTAATTTAGCTAATCATTTTAAACAACAAGCATTTGAAGTAATTGGAGTTAATCCACAAAGGATGGGACAACAGTTATCTCAGATGACCGCTACAGGGGTAGAACAAGCCACTGCATCGTCTTATGCACAGACAGAGGTATTCTTTATCCAACACTGTGATTATCTGATGCCTAGAGTCCACCAAATGCGTACAGACTTAGCACAGTATTATCACTCTACTAAACCATCTACTAGGTTAACTTATATAACTTCGGCAGATGAAAAAGTAAACTTTGAAATAAATGGTACAGATCTTCTCTTAAGAGATCTTAATATATTCTGTACTACAACTGCAAATAATAGAGCTATTCTTGAACAGCTTAAACAATTTGCTATGCAGAATAATACTACCGGAGCTTCTATTTATGATCTTGGTAAAGTAATTCAATCAGATTCAATTGCTGAACTTAATACAGCATTAAAATCTACTGAAGAAAAACAGACTGAAATGAAGCAACAAGAAATGCAACAAGCTCAACAAATGCAAGAACAACAACTTCAAGCTCAGCAACAAATGGAGCAAATGAAAATTGATGCTCAAATGGCTGAGAAAGAGAAAGATAGACAACGTGATATTCTTGTTGCAGAAATTAGAGCAGCTGGTTATGGAGCTATGGGTGATGTTGATCAAAATCAAATGTCTGACTATAGAGATGCTATGAAAGAGATTAGAGAAACAGAAGTTTATAGAGATCAATCAAACATTCAAAGACAAAAACAGAGTGATGATATGGTTAAGCATTCTCAAAAAATAGATATTGAACAACAAAAATTACAGGCACAACAGGATATTGCAAACAAACAATTAGAAATTGCAAGAGTAAATAAGAACAAATATGACTCTGGATCTGATTCAAAATCTAAAACAAATAATAAAAAGAAATAGCTTTAGCCATATAGTTCTCAAAATTAAATATTAGCTTTTAAATTTTTAAAATTTAATTACTATATTATATTATAAATAAAAACCAAAACCAACATGGAAACCAATCTTAATGAAATACAAGAGACAACAACGGTTGCTCAAGTAGATGTAAACATTGATGAATTATTTGGAATGCCTGGTGCAGAGAGTGTAATGCTACCAGAAGAAGAAGATTCAAAAGAAAATAAAAACTCTGTCTTTTCTAAACCAAAAGATGTAGACACAGCGTTCCTTGACAATACTACAGTTAAAGATGATAAATCTGATAGACCTGTAGCAACGGTAGAAGAAGTAGATGAAGCAATTGCTGAACTTGATAATTTAATTACTCAAGAAGAAGATGCTGGTGGTAAAGGAAGACCTAAAGTAGATAAATCAGGTCTTGCAGAATTAGCAACTAAGATGATTGAAGAAGGTTCTTTAGTTCCTTTTGATGATGATAAACCATTAGAAGAATATACTACTAAAGACTTTAGAGAATTGTTTGAAGCTAATTTTGAAGAAAGAGAAAATAAAATTAAAGAAAGTGTTCCAAAAGAATTCTTTAATGCACTTCCAGAAGAACTTCAATATGCAGCAAAATATGTTGCAGATGGTGGAACTGACTTAAAAGGATTATTTAGAACTCTTGCTCAAGTAGAAGAAATGAGATCATTAGATCCAGCTGATGAATATGATCAAGCAGAGATTGCAAGACAATATCTTTATGCAACTCAATTTGGTAGCCCAGAAGAAATTGAAGCTGAGGTTAATGATTGGTCTGACTTAGGTAGACTAGAGCAAAAAGCTCAACAGTTTAAACCAAAGTTAGATAAAATGCAAGATGAGATTATGGCTAGAAAACTTGCAGAACAAGAATATAAAAAAGAACAACAGCAAGAACAAGCAAAAGCATATACTGATAATGTTTATAATACATTGTCAATTGGTGAACTAGGTGGTGTTAAGTTAGATAAAAAGATTCAGAGTATGTTATACTCAGGATTAGTACAACCAAGTTATCCATCTATTTCGGGTAAACAAACAAATATGTTAGGGCACTTATTAGAGAAGTATCAATTTGTAGAACCTAGACATGATTTGATTGCTGAAGCTCTTTGGTTACTTGCAGATCCAGAAGGATACAAAGGTAAAGTAAGAGAACAAGGATCTAAAAAAGCTGTAGAAGAAACAGTAAGACAATTAAAGACAGAACAGTCAAGAAAATTAGGATCTTCTATACAAGAAGCAGAAGAACCAAAAAGAACAAGTGGGAAACCACAACAAAAAACACTCTCAAGACAAAATAATTTGTTCAAGAGATTTTAATTAGTAACAAACAAAAACAAATAAATAATGGCAACTCCAGTAATGAACAATGGTATATTCCTCAGAGATACCGCTTACAACGCAAGTTCCCATGTGGATTCATACCACTTGGTAAACATGCTGAAAGATGCAGAGCCAATGGACTTAGGTCCAGTGGATTTGTGGGCTATGTCCCAAAAAGTTGAAATGCCACTTTATCAAATGTCTTCATTTGGTGGCAAGAATGTTATCATGGTAGATAATGCTCGTGGAGAGTACAAATGGCAAACTCCGGTTTCTATTGACCTTCCGTACATTGTTGAGGATATTGAACCAGACAACAACTTCAAAGGTGTTGATGGAACAACATTCCGTATCAAACTTAACAAAAGAGAATTTGGACATGGTGATATCATCACATATGACAAATACAACGGTGTTGAGATGTACATCACAGCAGAAGATATCTTACCTTTAGGTGATGGATTTATCTACACTGTACAGTTAGTTAATAATGATAACTATAAGTACATTGATGATAAGTACCTAGCTAATGGTACTAAAGTATTCCGTAAAGGTTCTGCTCGTGGAGAGTATGGTGAAAGATTCTCTGATATTACAACTAATACAGGTTTCCGTGAATTCTATAACTACGTAGGTGGTGCTGAAGCTCATGTTCACTATTCTATTTCTTCTCGTGCTGACTTGATGATCAAAGGTGGAATGAATGCAGATGGTACAGTTCCTGTAACTGAGATCTGGAGAAACTTTGATAAAACTATGGATCCATCTGTATCTTCTTTAGAGGATATGATCAAAGTAATGGGTAAAGATAAAGTTAAGAAAGCATTTGATAATGGTGATTTGTCAAGAACATTCTTGACTAACATGGAAGCTGCTCACTTATCTAAAATTGCAATTGACATTGAGACTTACTTAATGTGGGGTCATGGTGGTAGAGTTCGTCAAGACGGACCAGATGATGTTAGATTGTCTGTAGGTTTATGGCAACAGTTGAATAACTCATTCAAAAGAGTATACAACAAAAATAACTTTACTCTTGACTTGTTCCGTTCTGAGATCTACAACTTCTTCAATGGAAAAGTTGAGTTCCAAGGACCAGATCCAAAAAGATCTTTAGTAGTTCAAACTGGTATGGGTGGAATGAGAATGGTTAATGAGGCTATCAAACAAGAGGCAATCTCTTCAGGTCTTCTTATCCAAGCTGCTGACATCGGAGCTATCACTGGTAAAGGAATGGACTTGAACTTTGGATTTGCTTATACATCTTATGTTATTCCATTCTTGGCTAACGTGAAGTTTGTATTGAATCCAGCATTTGACAATGTTCATACAAATGATATTGAGAACCCAATCATTGATGGTTTCCCATTATCTTCTTACTCATTCATTATCTTTGATATCACTGACAATACAAATGACAACATCTTCTTGTTGAAATTGTCTTGGGATAATCAATTGAAATGGTGGTATCAAAATGGTACAATGGATTACATGGGACGTAGCCAAGGCTTCCAGTCTTCTGGACAATTCAATGGATACCGTGTAATGATGTCTCAAACAATGCCAGCTATTTGGGTTAAAGATCCAACTAAAGTCTTGAAAATTGTTATGAGAAATCCAATCACTGGTGGATCATTCTAATCATAAACAAACTAAGGGAGGGGGAAACTCCTCCCTTTTTTATTTAATTTAACCAACAACAATAAAACCAACACACAATGGAAAATTTCACAATGGTAGAAACAGGGAATGGGACTGTAAAAAAAACAGCAATTGCAGTACGTCCTTTCTTTGATAATGCAGTCTCTAACATGGGATTGGAAAATTACGGCTTATCTCTTTATGATGGAGTTAAGCATTTTGAACAACTTGCTTGTCTTGAGCAGAATGGAGTAATTAGGTATCTTACTGGTCTAAATGAATTTGCACCAGAGATTAAACTTTTAAATCCGGAGGACAAAGAAGCAAGAGTTAAGGAGATTAGAACAGCAGTAGCAGAGTTAGAAAGAGAACTAGCAGCTAATGTTATTGAATTAGATGATCCACAATTTTGGAGCAAAGTAACTTTACTTACTCCAAACAATAAAGAGTTTTGGAATAGAATACATATTTCATGTGGTAATGATCCTGTATTCTTAGATCCTAATGACCCATATGATAGAATTAAACTATATGCTATTGAAGCCGGAGGGTTTTCAATTGTAGCTAAAAGTTTTGATGATGCAAGATCAAGAGCTGTACCTCCTAAGTTTTACTTAGATAAACAAGAGCAAACAGTTATTGCAAGAACTGAATACAAGAAAATGCGTAACAAAGCATTGGCTGAACTTCAGAAATTATTTGACAAAAACAGTACTAAGTTATTCTATGTAGCAAAAGTTGTAGATGGTAACAGTACACAATATAGAAAGTCAACACCTAATGATGTTATGTATGAGAACATGGACTTATACATTAATGGTGAAGGAGTTGAGAGTAACAAAGAAAGAGCAGCAAAATCTTTCCTTGAAGCTGTAGGAATGGATATGGAAACATTAAAAATTAAATCAATTGTTAGAGATTCCATATTTTTTAAGTATATTATTAATAAGGCTGATGGTTATATCTATCATGTTAAGAGTTCTAATTTATTAGGAAGAAATGTATCTGATGTAATTGAGTATCTAAAGAACCCTTTAAATGAGGATGTTCTTACAGATCTTAACAAAGCTTGTGAGAAATTTTGGAATTCTTAAAACTAAAATAAAATGGCTGTTAAAAAAGCTACTAAAAGTAAAGTAAATCAGGCTGGTGTATACACTAAGCCTGGTATGCGTGAGACTATATTCAAAAGAATCAAAGCTGGTAGTAAAGGTGGAGATCCTGGAGAATGGTCAGCACGTAAAGCACAACTAATGGCTAAGGAATACAAAGCTAAAGGTGGTGGTTATAAAACTAAAAAGTAATGGCTAAAGATCCTCAACAAAGTCTTAGAGATTGGTCTGCACAAAAGTGGATGACCTCTGGAACTGCGGCTAATAAAAAGAAAGGATCTTCCAAGGAAGTTAAGTCCAAAGGTAAGAAAAGATATTTACCAGAGGCAGCTTGGTCAGCATTATCAGCAGGAGAAAAAGCTGCTACTAATAAAGCTAAAGCTAAAGGTAATAGAAAAGGAAAACAATTTGTTGCACAACCAAAAAATATTGCGGCAAAAGCTGCAAGACACAGATAATATGGCAAAGACAAAAGTACAACAAGCAGCTATTGCAATCTCAATGAAGAAAACTGGTAAGAAACCTAAAAGCTTACCAAAAGCTTTAATGGGTGGTACTAGTAAAAATTGTTGGCCTGGTTATATTAAAAAGGGTACTAAGGTACTAAATGGTAAAGTAGTTAATAACTGTGTAAAAGCATAATTATGGCAAAGACACCAGCTTGGACAAGATCAGAGGGTAAGAATAAGACAGGAGGTCTTAATGCTAAAGGTGTAGCTAGTTATAGAGCAGCTAATCCTGGTAGTAAACTTAAGATGGCTGTAACAACTAAACCATCAAAACTTAAACCGGGGAGTAAGGATGCGAATAGACGCAAGTCATTTTGTGCTAGATCCGCGGGGCAGATGGCTAAGTTTCCAAATGCTGCAAAAGATCCAAATAGCAGATTAAGACTAGCAAGGAAAAAATGGAATTGTTAATTATATATATATCTTATCATGAAAAAAGTAATGAAGTCTAAAAAATACGTAAATGGTGGCCCAACTAGTTCAACTGTCCGCCCGGTACAAGGAGCTCCTAAACCAAAACCATTAACTCCTCCAGGATCTAAAAAACCTGTAGGCCCACCATATGCAAAACCTACACCTAAACCTACGCCAAAACCTGTAGCAAAAACTCCGGTTAAACCTGTAACTAAACCTGCAGTTAAGACTCCAGTTAAACCTACACCAAAACCGGCAACTCCTAGCTATGGACCAAAAACAACAGCAGTATTAGATTATATGAAACCTTCTAATACTTTGGCAACTAAACCAAAACCTGTTACTCCAGCTAAACCTGCTGCTAAACCTGCTGCACCTGCAGCTAAAACGGTATCTCAATTATGGACAGAAAAAACTGGTACATCTTGGTCAGAAGCTAAGAAACAAGGTTTGTCTGATGGTAGTGCTAAGTCTAATATGGAGATAATGAGAAAACTTCAATCAGGAGCAATTAATAAAGATACAATTGCTACTATGAAAGATAATTCTAAAGTAGCTACATTAAGTGCAAAAGATACAAAGGTTACGAAATCATCTCCTGTAGCAACAACTACACCAGAAAAACCTGAAGCTAAACCTACTGCTAAACAAATGTCTGGATCAGGTATGGGTGCAATGGAAAGAATGGAAGGTATGTATAAAAGAGGCGGTATGTATAAAAGAGGTGGTATGGTTAATAAAAAAATGAAATCTAAAAAGAAATAGTTATGAAAAAATTAGGATGTGCTAAATGTGGTGGTCAAACAATGGCCGTAGGTGGAACTACTAATACTAAAAAACTAATTAAAAAAAGAACTGGTGGTATGTATGGCATACCTCAAGAAAATCTTGGTACTTCTAGTCAATATGGTTTTGCTAAAAAAGGTGGAACTCATAAAATGCCTAATGGTAAAGTAATTCTTAATTCTAAAATGAAAACAGGCGGGATTAAAAAAGCAACTAAATTTGCAGCATTAGCTCCTCCTTATGATAAAGCTACATTTGCTGATAAGATTGTTGGTGCTAAAAGAAATGCTAGAAAGAAATAATAATGGCTGAAAAAAAATGGATTCAAGGAGCTATTAAAAAACCAGGTGCTCTTAGAGAACAACTTGGTATTAAGAAAGGTGAGAAGATTCCTAAAGCTAAATTAGCTGCAGCTGCTAAAAAAGGTGGCAAGCTTGGTCAAAGAGCAAGACTTGCCATCACTCTTGGTAAAATGAATAAAAAATAACATTATGAAAAAGACTAGTAAAACTAAAATGGGTCCATTAGGAACTCCTCTTGGAAACCCACTTGGATTTTTTAATTCTTTAAAAGCAAAAAGATCTGCTTCACCAAAACAAACACTTAGAAAAGCTCCAGATGGAATGTCTGTTAAGAATAATTATGCTGGTCCAATTACTGAAGCTGATAGTAAAATTCTTGATAGAAACTATCCTTCAACGGTTACTCCAAATATTCCATATGCTCCAAAAAAACCAAAAATGGGATATGGAAGTGAAGAGTTGTATAGAAACAATGAGAATGTAGATAGAAAAATGTATGAAAATTATTTAAGATCACCAGGTTCTAGTGTAGCAAATAAAAAAATTGGTAGAGGACTTTCAGATTTTGGAACTCCTTTTGGTCTTTATAATGATCAATCTATAAACTACAGAATGAATGAAATGAATAATATTGATTGGGATTCTGAAGAAGGTAAGTTTGCTAAAAAAATAATTGATAGAGATTATAAACAAACTAAACCAATACAAAAAAAAGGTGGTTCTGTTAAAAGAAAAAAATAACAAATGTTAAATAGCACTATTCAAATTAAATTTAAGCAGCGTCTAAATAAATTAGATAGCCAAGACTATGACAACATTGAATGTTGGCAAGTAGTTGAAGCATTTAATAAAGCGCAGGTTGAATGGGTTAGAAGACAATTGCATGGGATCAATTTAACTAAAGAAGGTGATGAACAATCTACTAGAAGAAAAGATGATTTACAAAAGCTTCTTAAAAAACTTGATTTAGTAATGTATGCAGAAGATGTTTATTATAAAGCTGCTTTACCTGAAAATTATTTACAGTGGAAAAGAGTAGATGCAAATGCAAAACAAGAGTGTTGTGAAAATAGACACATGACAGTATATTTTGCAGAAGAAGGTAACCTTAGTTTATTATTAAGAGATAAACTAAAACAACCTAGTTTTGAATGGGGAGAAACCTTTGCTACATTGATTGATAATGAAGTGCATATCTTTACTAATAATACTTTTCAATTAGACTCTGCTAATTTAACTTACTATAGACAACCAATAAAAATTCAAATACAAAATTGTGTAGATCCTTATACAGGAATTCAATCTATACAAAATGTAGAATGTGAATTTAAAGATGACATAATTGAAGTAATAATTGATGAAGCAGTTAGTATATTAGCTGGAGACATGGAATCAACAAATCAATTCTCTAGAGGTACAGAAACTGCAGAACGTAATAATTAATAATGGAAACTAAAGCAAGAGTATTAAAAAGAAATCCAGAATCTACTAAGACTTTAAGTAGACCACAAGTTACTGTTACTCAACCTAAGAGTGAACCAGCTAAAGCAGAACCTACTCCAAGTACGGGTGTTGGTGGTAGCTCATTAGATACAATGACAGCAGCTTGTGCAACAGAGATGATGAATGCAGCTATTAGTTTTCACAGACTTCATTTAAGAGTTACAGGAGATGGTTCTTTTTCAGCACATAAAGCTCTTGGAGAATTTTATGAAGGACTTCATGATCATGCAGATACTCTAGTAGAAGGATACCAAGGTGTAGCAGAAAAGATTTTAAGTTACACAGATATGCCTGTTAGAACTTTAGATACTGTAGCAGATGGCGTAGGATATTTAAGAGATATGTATAACTCTATTAACAAACTACAAGGCATGATGCCTTACTCTGAGATTGTAAATAACTTAGACTTAGTTAAGGATGCAATTAACTCAACTAAATACAAATTACTTTTCTTGAAATAATTTTGTTGTTTCAAAAACTTTTACTATATTATAGTATATTATATTATTAACTAAAACAAAAAGAAATGGCTTATTTTAATCATGCTTTCAAGAAAAGCTTCCTGGCAACAGGACCGACACAAACAGCATTCCCTGTTACCCTTCCTAATGGAACTACAGTTAATGCTACAACATCTTTAGGTTACCTAACATCAAATGGTGTACCTACTTATGGTTTAAATCAATTATCTGCAATTAGTGTTGCTACTTATGGTACGGCTACTACAGCTACTACTGATGGGTACATTGGATGGTTTAACCCAAAAACAAATTTATCAGTTGATATTAATGATGAAGGATTTGCTCCTTGTTGTAATTTATATCTTGCTGGTTCAGCAATTTATAACAATGATAAGATTGGTCCTTTAGCAGGTGGTTACCAAGAGACTAATAAGTCTAAAATGGTTAATCCTAAATATGTATCTAGATTTTACCAAGTAGATCCATGTGCTCCACAAAACAATGTAATCCACGTAGGTTCTACTTACTGGACTGCAGGTGGTGGTGTATTAATTGGTGCAATTACTACTCCAGGTACTAACTATACAAATACAACTACAGCTATAACAGTAGAAACTACAACTACTTTAGGAACTGGTTCAGGTTTATTATTATCAATTACAGTAGCAGCAAATGTTCCAACAGTTGTTGATATTGTTGCTCCAGGTAAAGGATATGCAGTAGGTGATACTGTTACTATCAAAGATACTGATGGTGGAGCTGGTGATGCAGTATATACAATTTCTGCTAATGGTGTAACTGTATCTCATCCACAAGAAGGATGTGGTATTACTCCAGAATGTTGCAAAGAATTTTTATGTGGTGAGACATACTCTTTACGTTTAGATGTAAAAGGTTCTCCAGCTTTGAGATTCTTAAATCACAATGCTTATGCAACTATTGATGCATACACAGGATGTTGTGCACCTGATTCAATTGCTCCAACTGCAGTTGACTCTACTGAGGTAATGATCTTATGGGCAAATGGTATTGCAAATAATCCAATTATTTCTCCATTCATTCAACCAGTTGTACAAGCTGAAGACGGATCATTATTATATGCTCCAGGAACATCGGCTACATTCTTAGCTGCAAATGGTGCAATCACTTGGGACAACTATGTATCTCCAGGACACGTAGATGGTGCTTGTGCAGGTTTGATCTTGAATGGTGCTTATGTTGATACTAAATTTGGTGATTGTACATTCCAATTATCTGACTTCTATGAAAAAGAGCCAGTTAGATTGTATGCATCAGAAGTAGACTTAAATGGTGATCCATGTTTGTTTACAACACTTTGTGTTGTTACTGAGTGTCAAGGTCTACAAGTTAATGGTTTAGGAGAAACAGTTTTAAGAGATTTGACTATGTCAGAATCTTACAGACAAAACTTCTTAGCAACTGACTTCCGTATCCGTGAGATTACTCAAGGAAACCAAATTGTTAGTTCTGTTGATAGAAGCGCATTGTACTACAGATATATGTTACAACACAATGTTCCAAGAAATTATAATCCTTCTGGTACATTTGATGCTGATCAGTACATGTTAGAGATTTTCTCTTTAGCTCCTCTTAACACTTTTGCAACTGATACTTCTGGTTGGTTAAATGCTTGTGGTGTATGTGAGATCAATGTATTAGAAAGTGCATATGGTTGTGATACAGTATGTGTTGTTCCAATTGCATTCCCTGCTATTCCAGTATACAATCCGTACAATACAGTTTCTTGTAACTAATCAAGTAACTCAATTTTAAAAACATAAAGGGGAGAAGAGTTCTAAACTCCTATCCCCTTTTTTTATTAAACACCTATGGCTAATCACGTATTAAGTTTAGAAGTTCCTACAGTAATGAATACATGTATTCTTACAGTAATGGATACTAGTCAGTATTCAAATTTAATTCCTGTTACTTGTCCTTACTTAAATATTACAGTTCCTGGTTTTCAACATTCAGTTCAACTAAATGTAGTTCCAGGATTTATTAAGAATGTCACAGCTTGTGATCTTAATTTACAAACTAGTAATTGTGGTACTGAATATGTAGGTATTCCAGATGGTATTTATATTATTAAATATAGTGTTTCTCCAAATGATGTTGTATTTGTAGAATACAATCATATGAGAATTACAAAAGCATTAAACAGATACTACAATATACTTTGTAGATTAGATGTTGCAGATTGTGATCCACCATTTAAAATTAAACAGAGGTTGCAAGAACTTAATTTAATTAAAATGTATTTAGAAGCAGCTAAGTCTAAAGTAGAGTTTTGTCATGAACCTCAGAAAGGTATGTCACTCTATAATTATGCATTAAAGCTTTTAAATAAAATGGATTGTGTAAATTGTTAAATTATTAAAACCAACAAATAATGGCAAAATGTTCAAATTGTAAAGCTAACCTATCTTGTGGATGTCAGAAGAGAAAAGCAAAAGATGGTACATCAACATGTTCAAAGTGTTTAGCTTCTTATGAAGCAAGTCTTGTACAAAAAAATACAATAGTAGAAGTATCCCAGACAGATCAAAATGTATGGGGAGCAAATAGATATAAAAAAGGTTAACTAATGGCAGTATTTCCCCCACCACCTCCTGGACTTTCAATTGCATGGTATGGTTTTGAACCTTGCTGTGGAGGGAATATTTTATACTTTAGATTTGATGGTACAACAAATCCACCAAATGAAGGAATTAACATTTATAATGGACCAGCTGCTATTGGATATGATCCAATAACAAGTACTTATGTGCCATTAACTAATCAATGTTACAAAATATTTAGGGGTGAAGCTACTAATCCAACCAGTCCTATTGATGGATCTAATTATGGTAATCTTTTAGTAGTACCAACAAATTTTGGTATAAACTATACTTGGGACTCAACAACTAATTATGAAACTCCTTGTGGAGATGAAGTAATTACTTGTCCATCTTGTATTCCAACTTGTTATACACTTTATTCATGTACTGATGCATTTCCACCTATAACTACATCTACTGATTTATCAGCTTATGTAAATGGATTTGCACTTATACAAGTAGATGCTGATTTGGGCTTCTCATGCTTTTATATTGTAGAAGCTAACAATTGTGATAACTCAGTAGTTGTTGAAGTTGATGGAGATACTCCTTGTTCATGTACATGTACATGTTATGAAATAATTGGTACAGCAAAACTAGCTTATATAGATTGTGATGGTAATGAAGTTATCACAATGGTTAATGGTTATTGGAAAGACTGTTCATTAGTATATCCTGTAACTAGTCCTAATGCAGGACCTAACTTAACTATTACAAGTTATGGTAATTGTATTGATGGTCAATGTGAAACACAGTGTTTTGAACTTACAGATTGTGAGGGACTATTAGATCCTATTTATACAACAGCTCAATCATTATTTCCATATTTAACATTAGGTCAAACAGTAGTAATTCAAGGATATGATAATTGTTGGACTATATCAGATGTTCTTGAATGTGATTGTGCTATTAATGTAGTGGTTATACAGGGTTATGATGATTGTGCAACATGTAATCCAGATCCTAATTATATACTTACTAACTGTGATGACTTAAGTACTACTATATATACTTCATCAGATCTTAGTGCATATACAAATCAAGTTGTAAATCTTGCTCCAGATTGTCCAGGTTGTTGGATTGTGACTGAAGTAAACGGTCCTATTCCATCTGACGTAGCTGTAACTGTTACAGATGCATTTGATGATTGTGAAGCTTGTAAGACTACTTATTATAAACTAGAAGATTGTACAGGAATAGAGGATGATATAATAACATCAACAGAT